AACCAACCAAAAATTCACGTGGTATTTCATTAGTAATACATTTACTCGAACAATATAAGCAATTACACGGTAATTTAGACCATATATTACAAAATCCAAATACGGTTGGACGTGAATTCGATTTAATATATTCATTCAGTGTATAATTTTCAATGTGAAAATATTCATCCATATCATTAAATATCATGTAATCATAATTATCTTTACCATATTTATATATAGCATCGGATAATTGTCCCATTTGCGCATGGTGACCATATTTATATGTTTTCATACAATTCCAATATCGAAAATCCCATTCAATTAAAGTAACATTCGGATAATTTAATTTATCGCATATATCTTTTGTCACTTTTCCATTATAATACATATAAAAGTGATCCACGCCCTGTTTCATGTAATAATCATAATAGGTAGAAAAATATACGTAATCATCTTTAAACAAAGTGGTAACTGCTAAAAACCCTTTTTTTTCACAGGAAACATGTTTTGCAAAAAAACTTCTTTCAATATTTTTATATCTGATATTTACATTTACATCTTCACTTTTATCATATGTATATAAAAATATCAATGTAGGTTCCTTTGAATTTTTTTCATATTTTTCTATAAAATTTAATTCTTTATTATCTATAGTAGCAGTTATGTCCTTATGTGAAATCGGATCATTATTAATGGACATTATTAAATAGATAAAACCCTTTTTGTTAAATATATCAAATAATGTAAAATCGTTAAATTCTCTTGTATCGATCCTTTCTCTAGGTTGGAGAAATCCGATCATTATAATATATGAATATTATGAAAAATTCAAATATTATTGATCATTCAAATAATTGTATAATAGATTATCTGTATTATGGTTTTCAATTTCTCCGCACATTAGATTAGCAGATTCATACATTTTACGTAATACATCATTCGGCGCACTTGATCCTACACGTATAAATCCTCTTTTTATTAAATATCTTCGAACATTTTCAATAGAAATGTGTTTTAATTCTTGACTTTTATTCGTAATATTATTACGAATCGTTTTATTTGATACTAAAACCGCAATATTTGAAAAAACACTCGATCGACCCACTTTATAATTTCGACGAATTGTTTTTTTCTGTTTTAAAAAATTCAATTTAGGTTGAGGAACATCTTTTTTTGCCTTCATTGATGCAAATATGTTTGGTTTTGGTGGTGTAATACCAATGGTTTCTTGTATAAGATTTATGGGTTGGTCTTGTTTTTTCTGCGTATGTTGTTTCCAGTTTCGATAAGTAGGCAAACTACCATTTTTCAAACACCCCCAATTCGGATTGGATACATTGGACATAACTGGGGGTGAAAGTGTTATTGGAGAATCATCGTGAATATCAAAACGGTTATCATGTACAATTGGTTCTAAAGGATCATTTACCGAAGAATTATTTTGATTATGAAACGTTTTAATGCTATGATTATGTGTCGTATTAGTTTTAGGAAGTGATTTCAGGTATTGTAAAGAATTGTCAAAATCATTATTGAAATCATTTGATATAGGTTTTTTCGTTTTTACTTTTTGTTCTTCATTTTGTAAGATTTTTTTATAGTTATTCTCTTGTTGTTGGCGAAGATAACGCAATATATGTTGTTTTCTCAAAACCTTATTTTGCTGTCTTTCGCTTGTTGTTGGTTTGATTTTAATACCCCCCTTTTCCGTTTTATCTTTTTTCCTAGAATTTTTTTTACTTGAATATTTAAATAAATCGGGATTAATAGAAATGGTTTTATTCATACTTAACATACATAAAGAACAATAATTATCAAATTATACATATAACCCAATTAATTGAGGAGAAATTTCTTCTTTTCCTGGTTTATTTTTGATAAATTGTTCATATCCTTTGTTTATATCTTCCATATTTATATGTTTTCGTAGATCATTCGACTTACCATATAATCTTCTACCATGGCAAACTTTTATATAAGAAAACAATAATTCAATATCGCGACCATAATATTGAAAACTTTTATGTTTTCCTTTGAACCAAGATAGTAGTTTCTTATCTTCAATCGAAACTTTCCAATTATTTTCATTAATCTTTTTTAAAAAAATTTCTTTCAATTCGGAATAGTCATATTTATCTAAATAAAATCGCCATATGAATCTTGAATTTAGACCTTTATTTGCCTTAAAAAAGGTATTATCCAATTCATCTTTATAACCAGCTATAATAACCATCAATTCATCTTTATGCTTGCTCAATGCTTCACATAAAGTATCGATACACTCGCGCGTAAAACTGTCGCCTTCGAAATTATTAGCTAACGAATATGCTTCGTCAATAAATAAACAACCACCTAAAGTTTCTTGAATTACATTGGACGTTTTTATGGCGGTTTGTCCCAAATATCCTGCAACCAAATCGCTCCTATTTACCTTCTTAAATATATTATTTTTTAAAATACCAATTTTCGAATACATTTTTCCCAATATTGTAGCAATTTCCGTTTTACCTGTCCCCGGCGGACCGGACAAAACAGTATGCATGAAATCAGATTCAGTATTTACATGTAATCGTTGTATAAAATACAATATTTGGTTTAAAATTTGACATTTAAAATCATGTAATCCAATCATTGAATTTAATTGTGTTAATTCTTCTTTAATATTAATCAGTGCTTTAAGATCTACATTATATTCAGTATCTTCCGAATATTCGGTTTGTTCTACAATATTTAATAAATCGGAGATAGATTCAATATTCACTTCAATAGTTGCAGTTTTCGTCTTTTGTATTATTTTATGAGGTTCCGACTTTATTTTGATAGGAATTTTAGTCTGAAACAAATTATCAGACAATAATCCGTTTGCAAATGGATTGGACGTTTTCACCGGATCAAATAATTGGTGATTTATGCTATGATTTGACATTTCGCCCGAAAAACTTTCTTTTGAAAATCCTTGCCGCATAAAATGATAATCAGTTAATTTTATAACATTCATGTAGTCGTTGTATTGAAAATTCCGACGATTTTGTTCAGAATCTAATATTTCAATAAATTTACTTGGTAGCATTTATAAAAATCAACATAATATGTTTATTATATTTTTCACGTAATATATGTTTTTAATAGAATTCAAAAGAACATAAAAAATTGATTCCAAGTATATGGTAATAGTGAGGTAACAAAAACTCATGTCTGAAGTATCCTTAAATTCCACATTAAACGCAAATATTGCCCAAAATTGCAATATGTCAGTTGATGGAAATCGTGGGAAAACTATACGTATAAAAAAACCTAAAGCGAAGGTAGATCATATTGAAGATAATATTAAAGAGAATCTTAAAATGGTAGATGAACCATCTAATGTATGTGATGACATAGAAAACAATATTTTGGCTCATTTGGGAAATTATATTGAAGAACCATTCTCTGTTATTGAATCCTACTTTCGAGGACAACATTTAGAACGATTGGTAAGACATCAGATTGAATCCTACAATCACTTTATTAATTATCAAATACAGCGAACAATCCAAATGTTTAATAACGTGACGGTTCATTCAGAAAACGATTATATTCAAGAAAAGGATCAATATTTATTAGAAATCGATATATCGTTTGGTAATTTTAAGTTATATCCTCCGCAAATCCATGAAAACAACGGTGCAACGAAGATAATGCTTCCAGACGAGGCTAAAATTAGAAATTTCACTTATGCCTCTACAATGGCAATTGATTTACATATAAAATATACTATTCGTAATTCCGAAACGATGGATAATCCCCGGATTATTTACAAAACGTTGCCGAAGATTAATATTGGTAAAATGCCAATCATGTTAAAGTCTTCTATTTGTATATTAAGTCAAAATAACCATATTCATCCTTCACTAACAGGCGAATGTGAAATGGATTGTGGAGGATATTTTATCGTAAAAGGTTCCGAAAAAACTGTGTTAGGTCAGGAACGTGCTACAGAAAATCGTGTATCATGTTTCGACGGAAAAAATACAACTAAATGGACATGGTATGCAGAGATTAAATCTGTACCTCATTCTAAATGTATTTCGCCAAAACAAATTGAAATGATGATTGCCTCAAAAAATAATGGTTTTGGGCATGGTATTTATATTCAAATACCGCGTATTAAACAACCGATCGAACTCTTTGTTCTATTTCGTGCAATCGGTATAATTAGTGACAAAGACATCTGTCAGTATATTTCATTGGATATTGAAGATGAAAATAAGATGGAACTAACGAAATGTCTCCAGGCCTCAATAATTGATGCAAACAAATATCTAACACAAGAAGATGCACTCAATCATATTATAAGTTATGTTGCATATACTCCCATCAATATGGATAAGGAGAAAGGAATACAAAAAAAGCGCGAATTCACGAACGAGGTATTAACCAACGATTTGTACCCTCACTGCACTACACGAACTCAAAAACTATACATGTTAGGTTACATGGCAAACAAATTATTGCAAACAAGTCTTGGATGGATTCCTCCGTGTGATCGCGATTCATATTTAAACAAACGTATTGAACTAACGGGTACGCTTCTCAATAATTTATTTCGTAATTATTTCAATAAACTTGTAAAGGAAATGCAAAAACAGGTTGTTCGTGAAATCAACAATGGTTCCTGGCGTTCATCTGAAGATTACGAGAATATCATCAATATGACGAATATTTATAAAATTATGAAGTCAATGACAATTGAAAATGGTATTGCACGAGCATTATCCACTGGTGATTTCAGTATTAAGCAAGCAAATAGCAGCAAAGTCGGTGTAGCTCAAGTACTAAACAGATTAACATATGTTTCAAGTTTAAGTCATTTGCGTAGAATTAATACGCCTCTTGAAAAAAGCGGTGAATTGATTGCACCTAGAAAATTGCATAATACAACCTGGGGGTTTTTATGTCCCGCTGAAACTCCAGAAGGTCAATCGATTGGTATAGTGAAGAATATTAGTTATATGGCACATATTACAATTCCTACAGATAGTACGTCGCTGTATGAATACATTCTTCCCAAAATTATTCAAGTTGATAATTGTAAGCCAAAAGACCTAAACAATAAAACCAAGGTTATTATTAATGGTTGTTGGGTCGGAGTCGTAGATAATCCAATCGAATTTTATGAAGATATTCATGATAAGAAGTGTAAAGGTATTATTAACATTTACACATCCATTGTTCTTGATTTTAAAACTCTCGAGATTCGTATTTGCAACGACGGTGGTAGATTAACCAGACCTGTTTTGCGAGTAAAGGACAATAAAGCTTTAATTACGAAAGAGATTATAGAAAAGTTGAACAACAATGAGTTATCGTGGAATGATTTATTGACAGAATGTCATCTTGATACCTCGGTCATTGAATATATTGACCCAGAAGAACAAAATTATTCCACCATTGCGATGAAAACCAAGGACGATTATCTACAAAAGGATAGTATTCTTAAGTATTCTCATTGTGAAATTCACAGTAGTGTTATATTTGGCGTTCTTGCATCTTGTATTCCATTTCCGGATCATAATCAAGCACCTAGAAACACATATCAGTGTGCGATGGGAAAGCAAGCAATGGGCATTTATGCGACAAATTTCGATAGACGTATGGACAAGACGGCATACGTATTATCATATCCGTCGCGTCCATTGGTAGATACACGATTAATGAATATGATTAAATTGAATAAGATTCCTTCTGGGACACAGATTCATGTAGCCATTATGTCACATACAGGATATAATCAAGAAGATTCGGTTTTGGTAAATAAAGGATCAATTGACAGAGGACTCTTTTCGGCCACTATTTATCATACAGAAAAGGATGAAGACAAAAACATTATTCGAGATGAGATTATCCGCTGCAAACCAAACCCTGCAAAAACCAAAAGTGTAAAATTTGGAAACTACGACAAACTGAATGCTCAGGGGTTTATTCCCGAAAATACATTGGTTGAAAATCGTGATGTGATTATTGCCAAAATTGTTCCGATTAAAGAAAATCGAAATGATCCCACCAAAACCATCAAATACGAGGACCAAAGTAAAACCTTCCGAACATCCGAAGAAACGTATATTGATAAAAATTACACCGGAAGAAACGGAGATGGTTACAACTTTGCGAAAGTGCGTATCAGAACTTTTAGAAAACCCGTAATCGGAGATAAGGTATCTTCCAGGCACGGACAAAAGGGTACGGTTGGTAATATTATACCAGAATGCGATATGCCATTTACTAAAGATGGGTTGCGACCTGATATTATAATTAATCCTCACGCGATTCCTTCTCGTATGACTATTGGTCAATTAAAAGAAACATTACTAGGAAAAGTGTTATTAGAGTTGGGATTGTTTGGTGACGGAACAAGTTTTGGCGATTTAGATATCAAAACGATTGCGGATGAATTGCAAAAGATGGGGTATGAAAGTTATGGAAACGAAGTTCTGTATGATGGGTTATCCGGACAACAGATGGAAACAGATATATTCATTGGTCCTGTATTTTACCAAAGGTTAAAGCATATGGTGAATGACAAGCAACATAGTCGATCGATAGGACCGATGGTAAATTTGACTAGACAACCGGCGGAGGGAAGAAGTCGTGATGGTGGTTTCAGAATTGGAGAAATGGAAAGGGATGTTATGCTATCGCATGGTATATCAAGATTTTGCAAGGAGCGACTATACGATGTATCAGACAAATACAATGTACATATATGTAAAAAATGTGGTATGATCGCTGCATACAACGATGGAAATAAAAAGTCATTTAATCAAGATAATTTCAAAATTCACCATTGTAATACTTGTGACAATTCGACTGATTTTGCAAGGGTTGATATTCCTTACGCATACAAACTTATGTCTCAAGAATTACAAACAATTAATGTTTCACCGCGTATTATAGTCGAGTAAGTTTATAAATGTTAAATAATTTAAAAAATACCCCCTATTAAAATTTATAAAATGAGTATAAAAATAAATGAAAATACAATAACATCTAGTATATTTTTGTCAAATATATATCATTTACAAAATAAAAATGACTACATATATATGTATTCATTTGTAATGTTATTTTTTTCTTCAATATTATATCATCAAACGTATAAGCCGATATTTAAAAATATAGATAAAATATTTGTATATAATATTATTCTGCAAGGAAGTTACAGAACATTTATAACCAATAAATATAATATATTAACAAG